CCATTCCGCAAGAAGGGTGACGATTGTATTCCTACGTGCCTTATCCTCTTCAGAGAAGTCATTCGTCTTCCCATCTAGCATAAAGAGTTCTTTGAAGTGTACGATGTAGTACTTACCTTGTTTGTGCAGAATGTGGCAAGACTGATACAACTTCTGTTCTTTTTTCGAGGCGATACCAATTCGAGTCAAAGTTTCTTTCACCTTAAGAAAACTCTCTTCGTTAGGCAAGGTTACCTCTACGAGTTTGTCTATTAAATTCATCTTTTAATACCACCTGTATCTTGTTGTTTTTTCATGATATCCAACTGTTCACTAGACAACAAAGACATGTATTCTTGGCCTATAACCCTATTACATTTGTAATACGCACACACCAATTCAAGTTCTTCGTTACTAGCATTCTTAACCCATTTTGCAAACCGCTTCTTAGGTCTAATACTATTTATAAGACACTCGTATTGGGGACGTTTATCAAGGTGGTGGTATTGGTTCATTAGGTTAGCATGAAGAATAGTGTCGGGAAAGTACGACAGAGCTTTGTTTACGAGCCAAGGCTCATAGGCTTTCTCTGCTAACGTATCGTTCTCGCTATCACGCATCATGTTAACTTTAGTAGTGGTGAGGGTGTTTACGTAATCAAACGGCGAAGCCATCTTCACCCTCCTGATCAAGTTTGTTCTTTTCCATCTCATCGCCGCACTTGCTACAGAGGTGAGCTTTGCCTACGCCACCCTTGTATGCATACTGCACCTCAGAGAAGTTTTTACCAACACTCTTCTCGCACACGAGACATTTAGGGCTATCATTTTTTAAGAATTTGGATAAAACTTTCATGCTGTTTTTCCTCTGACGTTAAGCAGTGGATTCAACTTGCGAATTAGAGCCTTCTCGATCTGCTTTCTACTAAAAGAACCTTGCTCTCTACAAGGGTACAATCTAACAGTCATGCCGTTAAGATCGTTGCCCCACATAGAACGATACTTCTTAGCTGCCGAATGGCTTTCATCTGGACGAGATTTCTGATTGATCTCTTTGATCCATCTGCTTAGTCGTGTGCCAATGCTTCGACCAGACTCTCCAACATACAGGCAGTGTGTCCCTTTATGTATAGAGTACATGCCATCAACCATGTAATAGCATTGCTGATACTCTTTCAAGATACCCTCTTCTGTATACAGTTCAAAACCCTGTACAGTATCAGGCTTGATAGCAATCTTAAAGTGTTCTGGATTGGCAGATAATAGTCTGTCAGCGATATCATCAACAGAGATGATGTGTTCTCCCACGAGATTTATCATTAGTTCCACTCCACTTCAGCCATAAGAGTGGCAAGGGCAGCAACACGATTGATCTCAGTATTAGCAACGAACGCCTCTTTGTACTGATACTCAGCAAGGATGATGATTGCATCAGCGATACTCTGGGTAGTCTTTACCTTACTGGGCAGAATGTCGTAGAGTTGTCGATACAGAACAGCGGAGTCAACGTCAACATTCTCAGCTACCCATTTGCGAGTAGAAGTAAAGTCTTTGTCTTTCATCAACTGAATCAGGCTACTGATATTGTCACCAGACTTGTTTGCTAGGATGCCAGCATCAATATTACCAGTAGTAGCATAACGCTGTAGTTCATTAAGGACTCTGCGCCAGTCAGGAAAATAAATCTGTACAAGCTCTGCCACAGTCTTTTGATCATAAGTAACTCCTTCATCATTTAGAATAGTGCATACACGTTTAAAGAATTGAGATGCTAGTTTGGGCTTATCACCCTTATTGATAGCAAACTCTACTACACTGCAACGAGAGTGCAGTGGCTCAATGATCCTGTTCTTAAAGTTACAAGTCATGATAAAGCCACAGTTCTTCGAGAACTCTTCCATAAAGTTACGAAGTGCTGGCTGTGTTGAGTTGGGATTTAGATAGTCTGCTTCGTCTAGGATCACATACTTGCGGCCACCAGTGAAAGATACGCTTGAAGCAAAGTTAGAGATTTCGTAGCGAAGGGTGTCGATGTTACCATTCATCGAACCGTTGATTGTGATGTAGTCAGAACCGATTTGCTCAAGCATTGCCTTAGCAATAGTTGTCTTGCCAATACCAGCACGACCCGTCAGTAACAGGTTTGGCACGTTTTTCTGATCTACGAATTGCTGAAAAGTCTTCTTCAACTCATCAGGCAGAATTGCGTCTTGTACGGTTTGGGGCCTATAGCGTTCCACCCACAAAAAGTTGTCTTGCATAATCACACTCCATAATATAATACATCAATCAGTATAGTATAAAAGAGAGAGGAAGTCAAGTACTTCCCCTCTCTCTTTTGCCGAAAGCTTACGCTTCTTCGGCAGGTGCTTCAGTAGGTGCTTC